GACCACTGCAATTCTCACTCGTCCTTTATGGATAAAGTTGAGATGAGCAACTTGTGCCAAGAGATTACACTTCCAACCAAACCTCTCAATCATATTGATGATCCTAATGGTGAAATTGCTCTTTGCATTCTGAGTGCTATCAATGTTGGTAAAATCAGAGATTATGAAGATCTTCGGACTCTTTGTGATCTTGCTGTTAGATCTCTCGATGAACTTATTGACTTTCAGCAATATCCCATCAAAGCAGCAGAAATTGCAACCAAGGCACGGAGATCACTTGGAATCGGTTATATTGGACTTGCACACTACCTTGCCAAGCACGGTTGGGGTTATGAAGAACCTCAGGCATGGAAACTTATTCATGACCTTACAGAGGCATTTCAGTATTATCTGATTCAAGCAACTGTTAATCTTGCAAAAGAAAAAGGTGCTTGTGGATACAGTGATCGCACCAAGTATGGTCAGGGAATTCTCCCAATCGATACATACAAGAAGGAAGTAGATGAGATTGTGCCAAATGAGCTTCACTATGATTGGGAGGGTCTTCGGGCACAGGTACAGCAGTATGGAGTTAGGAACTCAACACTGTCTGCACAAATGCCTTCAGAGAGCAGTTCCGTTGTGTCAAATGCAACCAATGGAATCGAACCACCTAGAGGATTCTTGTCCATTAAGAAATCAAAACAAGGACCTCTTAAGCAGATTGTTCCGCAGTATAATTCATTGAGGAACAATTATACATTGCTCTGGGATATGACTTCGAATAAAGGTTATATCAACATTGTTGCAGTGATGCAAAAGTTCTTTGATCAGGCAATTTCTGGTAATTGGAGTTACAATCCAAAGCATTACCCAGACAATGAAATTCCTGTGTCTGTCATGGCACAAGATCTTTTAACTACATATAAGTACGGTTGGAAAACCAGTTACTATCAAAACACTTATGATATGAAGAATGAGGAGGAAGAGGAATCTACCGAATCACTTGATACATTAATCAGTCAATTAGAAGCAGCAGAGGAGGAAGACTGTGAGTCTTGTAAGATTTAAGACAAATAACAATGAACGTCCAGTGGTCAATTCTATGACCGTTTTTAATTCTGAAGAAGTTGATACTAAGAAACAACCAATGTTTTTTGGAAAACCCCTTGGAATTCAGAGATATGATTCTTACAAGTATCCAATTTTCGATAAACTAACTACTCAACAACTTGGGTATTTTTGGAGACCAGAAGAAGTTTCATTATCTAAAGATCGTGGTGACTATCAGACATTACGTCCTGAACAAAAGCACATTTTTACCAGCAATCTTAAATACCAGATCATGTTGGATTCTGTACAGGGGCGTGGTCCTGGGATGGCTTTTATCCCTTACTGCTCACTACCTGAGTTAGAAGCATGTATGGAAGTCTGGGGATTCATGGAAATGATCCACAGTCGATCTTATACACATATCATCAAGAACGTTTACTCAGACCCTTCAGATGTGTTTGATCACATTCTGAGTGATGATCGTATTGTTGAGCGTGCAATGACGGTGACTGAGGCATATAATGATTTCATTAATGCTGCCCATCAATATGATAATTCAAATCAATGGCAACACGCATTAGAAGGAATCTCCTATGCACAAGACGCAAGATATGAACTCAAGCGCAAACTCTTCAGAGCAGTTGCAAACGTTAATATTCTTGAAGGTATTCGATTTTACGTATCCTTTGCTTGCAGTTTTGCTTTTGGTGAACTTAAGCTTATGGAAGGAAGTGCAAAAATCATCTCACTAATTGCGAGAGATGAGAATCAGCATCTTGCCATTACTCAGAATATTTTGAAGAAGTGGAAAGAAGGCGATGATCCTGAGATGGAAAAAATCTTCAAAGAAGAAGAGCAATGGTTGATTGATACATTTGAAAACTGTGTCAACCAAGAAAAACTTTGGGCAGAGTATCTGTTCAAAGACGGATCTATGATTGGTCTGAATGATAAACTACTTCAACAGTATGTGGAATGGATTGCCAATCGTAGAATGAAAGCAATCGGATTGAGGCCAATCTATGACATCCCCGCAAAGAATAACCCACTTCCCTGGACGGAACATTGGATTTCGTCAAAGGGTCTCCAAGTGGCTCCACAGGAAACAGAAGTCGAATCCTACATCGTTGGAGGAATCAAGCAAGACGTTACCAAAGACACCTTCGCAGGATTCTCTCTGTAAGGGTAATTGTAAGTGTAACTGCCTAAAAACAGAAGATGTTTTAAACTCATATAAAGAAGCAGCAAAAGCAGATGATTATCTGTTTGGTGACTACAACTCATATGAAGTATATGGGGATATCCCCGACTAATATTGAGGGTCTAAATGACCCTCTTTTTTTATAAATATCTTTATAAGGGTATTAAGTATTAAGATGAAGTCTTTATCACAATCAGAATATGGAGAACTTAGGAGTTTATATGAGAGTGTTTATGCTCCTAAGTTTCAAACTATTCTTGATGAAATGACTGATGATGAACTTGATGAATTGACTGATGAGTTGATTGAAGAAGTAGTGGAAGAAGTTTGTAATGAACTTTTAGAAGAGGGATGGGAAGTTGATGATATTGAAGAAGTTTTTTGTGAATCTATTGGTGTTGCAAAAAAGGTTGGTGATGCGGTTCGTAGGAAAGGTCTCAGAGGATGGGCACATGAGTTAGTGAAGGGATATGGTGAACCGGGTGATCCAGGATATGGTGGAGGGGGATCTTCAGGATCTTCTGATAGTGTTAGTGGTGGAGGATCTTCAGGATCTTCTAGCAGTGTTAGCAAACCCAAAGAAAAAGTGACTGCCAAGAGAAGTGAAGTTAAAAGTGGACTTTCTTCTGCTGGACGTTCACTTAAAAAAGGATTGAAAAAAGTAATTGGTAAGACCGCAAGAGCAACCGAAAAAGGTGCTACTGGTATTGCTAATAGGATGAAAGATAAAGGTAATAAAAAAGAAAAACCTTCTCCTAAAGAAAGTAAGGTAAAGAGTGTGGTAAAAAAGGTAATTGGTAAGACCGCAAGAGCAACCGAAAAAGGTGCTACTGGTATTGCTAATAGGATGAAAGATGGGGATAACAAAAAACCAAAATCTTCTCCCAAAGAAAGTAACGTGAAGAGTGCAATAAAAAAGGTAATTGGTAAGACCGCAAGAGCAACCGAAAAAGGTGCTACTGGTATTGCTAGAAGAATGTCTTGATTTTATAAATAAATTTAAGACATTAAAAAGATAAAAAAATGTTATCGGCATCTACCATTGCTTCATTGAATGAAGCTTATTCTTCGATGTATGAAGAAGAACTTAATGAGGAAGTTCTTGCTGAAGAACTTGATATTATTGAGAGTTTTGTTGAGGAGATTGTTTTTGAATTGATTGATGAAGGATATGATATTGAAGAGATTGAAGAATCTTTTGATGATGAATTGATTGAAGAAATTGTCATCGAAGCAAAAGTCACTTATGGTAGTGATACTGAGAGTCCTGAAGAGAGGCGTGCTCGTGCCAAAGCAAAGGTTGGTGAGAAGAGATCAGCAGCACGTAAAGCAGCAGTCAAAGGTGCTGTAAAGGCAGCAGGAGAGAAGGCAAGAGAAGTAAAGAGTGAAGTTGGTCGTCGTGCTGGAAACGTTGCTGTAAGGGCAAAAGCAGGTGCTACTAGAGCTGCTATGAAGGCAACTGGAGTGTCCCCAATGGATGTTCCTACAAAGGCAGGTAAGCAGCGCAAGTCGGCAGATACTTTTGTTGCTGGTCGTAAGGCAGATAGAGATTCTGCTAAGAAAGTAATGGGAGCAAAGGTCAAAGCAAAGGCAGGTGAAGTTGTATCAAAGGCAAAAGCAAAGGCAGCAGGAGCTGCTGTAGATGCTGCAATGGCAGGCAGTGCTGCTAAGAGAAAGGCAAAAGAAACTGCAGGTGCTGTTAAAGGTGCGGCATCGAGTGCTAAAGGTGCCGTTAAGAGTGCTGCATCAGGTGCTAAGAGAGGTCTTAAGGGACTGATTAGAAGAGGTGCTGAGAAGGTTGCCAGAGGTGCTGATAGACTTGCCACAAGAATGGGTGAAGAGTTCGAAACCTATGATGTAGTGGTCGAGTTCTTGTGCGACTACGGCATCGCAGAAGACCTCCAAGAGGCACAATGGATGATGGTCAATGAAGTTGACTCTGAGGACATTGCGACCATTCTGGAAGCATATGGACTTGATGAAGCAACTGCAATGGCAAAGAGAGGTTACGATGAAACCAAACTTCGTAAAGCATCTGGTGGAGGTAAGGCAGCAGATAGAGCAACTTCATTAGAAAATAGACCAACTTATGGTGATGCTAATAAGAAAAAACAGAGAGAAAGATATGCTAGAGCACAAAGAAAAGACTTCCGTAATACTGCTTCTTCATCTCCTGGTCTTCATGGTTATGCACACAAGTCAAATGACCCTGCAGTAAAAGCAAAGCAAGCAGCAAGAGGTGCTCAGAGAGGTGCTTTAACCCCTAATGAAAAGAAATCACTCGGTCGTTGACATAAAACCCAACATAATACTCAGGGGGGGGGGGTTGACAAACCCCCTTTTTTTTGTGTAGACTAGGTTTGTCCCCGTTAAAGATAAATAATAGCTCATTGAGTTCTATAAGATGAGCTATGAAAATCCTTGGATGTACTTGGAACGAGTATTTGATAGCAATAATATTGGGGATTACTATGGGTTTGTTTACTGTATTACCAACTTATCCACCAACCGTAAATATCTTGGAAGGAAATACTTCTGGTCATTTAGAACTCCACCAGGAAAGAAAAGAAAAGTAAAACAAGAATCAGATTGGAAAAAGTATTATGGTTCTTGTCCTGAGTTAAAAGAAGATATCAAAAAGTATGGTAAAGAGATCTTCAGTAGAGAGATATTGAGCCTACATAAATCCAAAGGACTTTGTAATTATGAAGAGACCAAACAACTCTTCTTAAACAATGTCTTATCTGAGTCTCTTGACAACGGAGACCCAGCATATTACAATAGCAATATCCTCGGCAGATACATGCGAAAAGATTATGGTAACTTTGGAAGAAACTCTGAAACAGACGCATGACTGGGCAGTTGATCGACTGCACACTCTTTGTGATATAAAGACTTATGATGTGTTAGAATCTATTGATAATGCTCATGCGATTCAATCGGAGTTTGCCGAATGGTTAGACCCTAACATTGAGGATCATGAAATTTACTCACTCGAATATCTTGGAGAAGATGATTAAAGCATTTTTTGGAATGGGAATAATTGCTGCAATTACAATTCCTTCATCCCCTGAATCTACTGATGTTACCGTTAAATCAGAACCTATAGAGATTCCTGTCTATAGGTATGAGGCAACTTGGAAATGTCCTGAGTGTAATCCTAATGAACAATATGTTCTTGCACAACTACAAGAACATACAAGAATTACGGATCGTAATGCACTAGCAACTATTCTTGGTAATATTAAATCAGAATCAAATTTCCATCCAAATATTTGTGAAGGTGGTGCAAGAGTGCCTTATGACAAATGTTATTCTGGTGGTTATGGATTGATTCAATGGACTTCTATCGGTCGTTATGCTAACCTGGGTAAGTTCTGTACAAGATATGGGTGTGATCCTAGCAGTTTGGAAGGACAGACACGATACATGATTAATGAGAGTGTCTTCCAAAGGTATCTTCCTGAGTTTGAGGGCAATGGAAAAACTGTTTCTCAGTATATGGTTCCTGCATACTATTGGTTAGGATGGGGCATCAAAGGATATCGTGAGCACTATGCGTATGACTACACTAAAAAAATGGTATTAGCATGATTAAAAGAATTAAATCTGCAATTAAATCTACGGTATCAACAATTAAAAAAGTTGCTACTAAAAAGAAAAAACTTGAATGTGTAGTTGACAATCAAAAAGTTAATTGTGAAACATTCAAAGATATTAATTGGGTTGGATATCCAGCTCCTGCAAGTATTCCTTATGATCCTTGGTTCGGGTCTGCACCAAAATCACAAAAAGCAATTCAGTATGAAGAAAAAGTTGCCGCAGAATCTAAAATTAAAGAAGAGCAAAGAAAAAAGAAGACTCAAGAACCTGAAAACATTCATCAGGTAATGTATGAGGTGGCAACAAAAAATTGGAACACTGTAAAAGAAACTCAAGGTGGTTCTGAAAACTTCCAAGAAGGTCCTAATGGTTGGAACTCCGGTACTGGTATGGGACAGTACCGATGAAAAAAAATTGGGTTTCTCAGGGCAATGTAAATACTAATGGATTAGTTAAATACTGTGAGGCATATTACTCATGAAAAAAATATTATTATCTCTTATTGGGTGCATAGCACTCACATCTTCTGCTTATGCTAAAGAAGATAAAATAACTAAAGGATTCAAGACTATGGATTCGATGGGTTGCATGATTCTACAAGAATGCAACGACAATGTACGACAAGTCAATAGTATCAAAGATATTAAGGATAACTATCCCGACTCTGATTATTCTGCTATTGCTGTGGAGTTTGACAAGATGTTGGTATCCCTTAATGAAATCGGAGTTATGGTTTTTCTAGGGGATGAAAAGTATTTTCCGGTAGGGCATCGTGGAGTTTATCATACAGTCTCCAATAACTTTTACCTCAACGACTCTTATATGAATGAGCAATCTACTCTTATGAGTGTGATGAGACACGAGGGATGGCACGTAGCACAGGATTGTATGGCAGGAACTATTGAGAATAGTTTGATTGCTATTATTCTACCTGAAGAGAGTGTACCTAAACTTTGGAGAGCAATGGTAGAAGAGACTTATCCTGAACATTCAGTGCCTTGGGAATCGGAAGCAACATGGGCAGGTAAGACTGAAGGTATGACTGCTAAAGCACTCTCTGCTTGTGCAAGAGGCAAGATGTGGGAAGTTTATGAACCCACACCATTGACCCGTGAATATCTTGTCAAAGAAGGTTATATGGATAAATAATAAAATCCTACACGGGAAACCAGCCAAGAAGAGTTCTGTGAAATTTCTCTTCATGTTATAATTGGGAACTCTTTGTTGGATACTAAAACTCAAATATGACTAACTTAACACGAGATGTATTAATCAAAACTATTGTTGCTGAAGAAATGAGAATCCATGATGGTTCTGATTATACAAAACAACTTAAGACTGTCTACCACAAATGGGAACATGAATCAAGTGAAGAACTTTGTAAACATTATAATAAAATAGTGCATACAAACTTAACTGTTGATGTATTGAAACCCTAAATAGAGTTGCCTTACTCTACACTCATGCTCGGAAACAAATCCAAAGCAAAGGTAGAAGAGAGAGACGACCACCATGAAGATAAGAGTGAAGTCCTTGGTAATTTGGTGAAAGTTGTTGTACTTATATGGTCTGCTTCTTTACTTACCTTTAGTTATGTTAGACTTCCTGATGGTCAGAAGATTTTAGATTTTGATCCTACGTTTATTGCATCAGTCTTTTCAGGATCACTTGCTGCATTTGGTTTAAGTCCTGCTAAGAATGGTGGTTCTCAAGCAAAGGTAATTGCAAAAAAAGAACCTGAAGTTGTATCTGCAGTAGAACCCAAGAAAAACTAATGTGGAAATCTACTGAGCAAGTTACTGAGCATATGCCGAATAAGTCTCCTTTTAAAATCGTAGCATTGGTAATTGGTGGAGTTATTGGTGTTGCTCATATTGGTGTTTTGGGACATTTAATTAATGCTAGCAATACAATTAAATACCCAATCATTAATCTTCCTGATGGGAAGTATTCTTCTTATAATGTACAAGTTGGAAAAGATGGGTATAAAATTGAGTATCGTGCAAATGACCCAAAGGTTTTGACCTCTGAAAGGTCAATGAATTTG